ATTGCCATCCAGGTTGAGGAGTTAAGCGTGCGCCTGCCCTTTGCCAGAAAACCTGCCGACCTCAGCGAGGTGGGCGGCTATGGCAACACCAAAATCTTTGTTACCGAGACCCGGGAGATGACCCCAAGTGAATTCGACGCCTTTGCCAGCAACCTGATGAAATCGCGTGACTGGCTGCGTGGCAAAGGTGGCGGCACCGGGGACGGTTACTTCTGCGTGGAGGTGAGCGCACCCGGTCGGCCCTACCTGTACGTCAACCCCGAAGGCGGCGACTACGCCCGTTACGTCGCTCGCCTCGGATGAATATTAAAAATAGATTGAAAAATTGCCAGAAACAACTTGGCTTCTAAGTGAATCAGAGCGTTACTAGAGGCATCGCACACACCAACAAGAAATTGAAATGACAAGCACTCAAGATCAACGCATCAACCGCCTCGCGCCAGGCCAGGAAATCCGTCTCTCTGGTACCAACGACCTCTGGGTCACCGTCGAGCGAAGCGGCAGCGGTAAGTGGCTACGTTTCGTTCGGCACACTCCCAACGGCTTCTCGGTTTTCAAGACCACTCGCTTCTGATTCCAAAGCATCGAACGCCACCCCATCCGACTCGCGGGTGGCTTTTTTACCGGTCCAATCCTGCCAGCGCCGCACAATGACGTCGACGTACTTGGGGTCCATCTCGATCATGCGGGCCACACGACCCGTCTTTTCTGCGGCGATCAAAGTAGTGCCGGATCCGCCAAACGGATCCATCACGGAATTTCCCGGCCTACTGGAATTGCGAATGGCGCGCTCCACTAGCTCCACCGGTTTCATAGTGGGATGCAAATCGTTCTTGTGGGGCTTCTTAATCTGCCACACGTCGCTCTGGTCCCGGTCGCCGCACCAGTGATGCTTGCCACCTTCGGGCCAACCGTAAAGGATGGGCTCGTACTGGCGTTGGTAGTCCGAACGCCCCATGGTGAAGGTGTTCTTTGCCCAAATCACAAAGGTGGACCACTTGCCACCCGCTTCTCGAAAGGCTGACTGGAGCACGTCCAGTTCACTGGAAGACATGGCCACGTAGATGGCACCCTTGCAATTGGCCACCGTGGGAGTTAGCGCCGCCAGCAAGAAGTCATAGAACCCATCGCCCAGGTTGTCGTTGAGGATGGCGCGGTTTTTGCCACGCATCTTGTCCTTGGCGGTATTGGCGTAGTTGACGTTGTAGGGCGGATCGGTGAACACCATGTCCACTTCCTCACCTTGCAACAAATGCGCATAACTGTCCTCCAGCGTGGAGTCGCCGCACAACAGCCGGTGCGAACCCAGCAGCCAAACGTCGCCGGTACATGAGATTGGGGTCTCCTGGACCTCCGGCACTGAATCGTCTTCGGTGTTGCCTGGATCATCACCGTCGCCGCCTGCCATCAGCTCGGCCAGCGCATCAGCATCAAAGCCGGTGAGCGACATGTCAAAGTCGTCTAGCTGCAGGGCTTCCATTTCCACGCGCAGCATGTCCTCATCCCAGCCCGCGTTCTCAGCAATTCGGTTGTCCGCAATGACCAGTGCGCGGCGTTGTGTGGGGCTCAGGTGCTCCAACACCACGACCGGGACCATTTCCATTGAGAGCTTCTGCGCCGCCGCCAACCTACCGTGACCTGCCACGATCACACCATCGGCACCTATCAGGATCGGATTGGTAAATCCAAACTCCACAATGGAAGCTGCGATCTGCGCCACCTGATCTTCCGAATGGGTCCGGGCATTGCGGGCATACGGCAATAGCTTGGCAACTGGCCACAGCTGGATCTTTTCGGCAAGCCAGGATGCAGTCATGCCAACACCTGCAAGTCACTGTTCACAGCGCAATAGCGGATGCACGCAGTGTGAGACGCTATTTTTCGGCACTCGACATTGAGCTTTTTCAAAGTAGGAAACCTCAAAATGGAAAGCCCGCCGACAGCATTTGCCGTGGGCGGGTCGAAGGGAAACTGAATGGGCCTGCGGGTCGGTTTGGGGTGCAACCCTGCAAACCCTGCAAACCTGGGTTTGCACTCTGTCGCTAGGGGACTCTTGCGCTCGTTCCCCCCGCATACGATTTTGGCCAGGGAGGACCCGTGAAATCTGTGTCGGCTGCGTCAGCTGCGTCAGACAAGTCCAAATTCATGTTTGTCTTGCGCTGCCTCGTAGCTTTCGCAACCATAGCCGCGAATATAGGTCAAAGCGATATGAAATGCGACACCCCTTTTTTGATCTCACTCCGCAACGCTTGGCACTCGTTTGCAACTGCCCCAAGCCCTTGTCAATATTGCTCAATACTGCCAATGCCTTCACTTGCCCACTGCATTGAGCTGGTCAGTGACACTCTGCAGTGACCGCGCCCAGTGCCGTTGCGCTGTCTTGGTGCAGCATGCAAAGCGAATGCCGATCTCCCTCCAGCCATAGCGCTTGGCACGCATCCACACCAGATGGCGTTGCTCGACCTCAAGCCACAGTACCCAGCGCATCGTCTCCAGCATGCGGTCAACGTCCTCGGGGCTTGGTGGGAAGGGTCGGTGCACAGGCTCGTCAGCCGAAAAGGCTTCCCACTCATTGCGAGCAAAGGCTGGCCAACAGTTGAAGTAGCCTTGCACCCTCACTGGTGGCAGACGCCTGGCAGTGGCCGCAGCCTCAGTGAATCGGTCGGCCACTGTGTCTGGTGTCCAAATCGATATGGGATTACGTGTGGTGTTAACCATGCTTGTTACCTCCCTTGCCATACAGCCGTTCGCCGATGCGTTGCACCAACTCACGCTCACAAAAGTCCAGACGGGTGTCGTCTGCGTTGACCACTAGGATGTGCTGCTCAATCCATCCAGATCGTTTCACAGCATCCAGGTCAGTGACCTGGGGCTGCAGACGTGCCAGTGCGCAGCGGTAAGGTTGTACGGGCACCCTCACGTCACACCTCCTGTGTATCGATGGCCCAGTGCAGGATGGCCAGGGCATCGGCTTCGTTGTCGTCAGTGACCGGATGTCCCAGAGCACGCATGGCGGCAATCACATCGCCTTTGCCAGCATTGCCTTTGCCAGTGACGTGCTTCTTGATCGTGCCTACTGGAACGCCCTGGTACGGGATGTGGTGGTGCTCGCACCAGGTGGTGAGCGTGGCCATCAGGCCGCCATAGACATGGGCAGCATCAACACCCACGTGGCGACGAACTTCCTCGAAGTACACCGCATTAATCTCGCCCGTGATGTTCTTGAGTTCTGCCAGCCAGTGCTTGAAACGCAGGTAGCGCATTCCACCGCCTTCAAACCGCTGCGTCTTGAAGCTGACATAGCCATGTGCAGTGTTGCCGTCGCGTGGACGCAATGCCCATCCAGTGGTTGTTCCGAGATCGAGTGCCAGAGTGACCGTGTGAAAAGTGTTGTTCGATTCCATGGTGATGAGTCCGTTAATTGGTTTGGTTTTTTGGGGACTGACGCAGCCGACGCACGTCACGGTTACCTTCCATAACCTGCGCGTCACGCCTCGCGCGTGAGGAGTTAACCGTAGGCAAAGTCGGCTGCGTCAGAACAGTGTTTGACTGACACAGCCGACGCACAAGTGCGGATTGGCAATATGCGTCAGCAGCGTCAGTCGTTGGGTTCATTGCGGGCATTTGCATGATTTCGCGGGCAATTGGGGGTGTCTAGTTGTCCGAGTACGGCGTGTAGCCCGGCGTGCGCACTTCCTTGAGTCCGACACCCTGATAGCCACGCAGTCCGACCGAATTGCGCCACTTTTCCAACCCTCGGGTGAGCAGCAGGTCAGAGAATCGACGCTGGGGTCCAACAAACTCCCCGGCAGCCTCGGCCCACTGTTTCCAGTCGGAGAAAAGCTCGGTCGTGAGTGACTTGGCACTGGCCACACGCACACACCGTTCCTCGAGCCAACGCCCAAGCGCATCCTCTGCCTCGAAATACTCGTGGGTCGCACTGACCACACTCTCGGGCGCAATCAGTCCCTCGCGCTGCCAGGCCAGACAGCCCTGAATGCCCCACTCGAGGATGGCATTGCGCTCGATCAACAGCTTGGCTTGCAGTTGCTTGTCACGCTTTTCCGGCGGCACAGTGATCGTGAACGGAATCAGATGCAGCCTGCGCCGCATGGCCTCGTCAATGTTGCGAATGGCCGGTTTGTGGTTGCCTGCAATGACCAACTTGAACTGTGGGAAGAAGGTGAAGAAGTCCTGGCGCATGAAGCGCGCCGACACCCGGTCTCCGCCCGTAATCTCCTTGATCTTCGATTCGTTCCAGCGCCGCCCCTGTTCTGTCTCGGTCGCACCCACGAAACGTGCGCCGCGCAGGCCTGCCAGATCGGTGGGGTGGCGGTCACCACGCGACTCCATGAACGTGTCCATGGGTGCGTTGGCAGCGTAGTCGCCCAGCAGGGTGAACAGCGTGTTGACGAACACCGACTTCCCGTTGGCACCCGTGCCGTACAGAAAGAACAGCGCATGCTCCTGGGTCGATCCTGTCAAGCAGTAGCCGAACACCTTTTGCAGGTAGTGGATTTGCGACTGATCGCCCCCGGTCACATCTGCCATGAACGCAAGCCAATGCGGACAGCTGCTTCCCGGTTGTAGGGTGGCTGTGCAAATCTTGGTCATGCGGTCGCTGCGCTGGTGTGCGCGCATCCGGCCCGTGCGCAAGTCCACCACGCCCCCCGGGGTGTTGATCATCCACTCATCGGCATCCCACTCATCAGTGGTGCCTGCGTGCCTGCGATCCGTGCGTGCCAGTCGCTCAACCCCTCCAATGGTGCTGGCACCTGCCAGTTTGGCGGCTGTCTTGATGTTGGATGCCTTAAGCGAGGCATGGCGGCACACATGGCGCACCAAGTCGGACGCAGCCAAAGTGTCCTCACTGCGCCAGCGCTGGCCGTCCCACATCAACCACTTTCCCCACGCCGCAACGAATCGCCAGTCATGTTGATAGCGCCTGGTGAAGGTCAGTGCCAGCGCATCTTCAGTACCCCACACGGCTGGCTGTTGAACGCCCGGGGCGTGGCCACCACCAGTTTCATCGTCGCCAGGCGCATGGCCACCGACACCATCAACGTCATCACCTTCATCAGGGACCTGCATCTGGATGCGCGGACCATTGACAATCACGTCGCCGACATCCATGGCCTCGGCGATTGCATCAGCCGCATCCCACCCATCAGGCTTGTCCTCGGGTGGATACAAAATGGCGCACGAAGTGGCACCCGCTGCCAAGATCGCCTGCGCCGCACGGTCCGCGTACTCCCACCCCGGTTTGTCGCGATCCGGCCAGATCACAATGGCTTTTCCTGCCAGTGGGGTCCAGTCAGTCTTGTCGATCGGCGCGTTGGCACCGAACATGGCGGTGGTCGCGCAAATCCCGGCATTGATCAAGGCCTGAGCGCATTTCTCGCCCTCGACCAGGACAACTTGGTCAGCGCCAGCCACACCCGGCTGGTTGTAAAGGGGGCGTGGATCTGGAGGAGCCATCTTGCGGCGTTGCGCATCCCACGGCCGGAACTCCTTGCCTCCAGCGGGCGGGTCATAGCGGTACACCACGGCGATGAGCTTTCCACTGGCATCCAGATAGTCCCACTTGGCCGTGGCTGGACCAAGATCGTCGACGGGTACCTCGCGCTTCATTGATCTTGGCTTCACGGCTGGCGCACGCCCAATCAGATCGCTGGCGTGCTTGAGAACGCTGGCAAATTCCGCCTGCACATCTACACAAAAGTGGCGGGCGATGAGATCGAAAATGTCACCGCCTTCGCCATTTGCACGATCTGTCCAGAGACCAGCCTTGTCGCCGTCGAGGACTATCTCCAGACTATCGCCGGGACTGCCCAGAACGTCACCAATGTAGAACTTTCCGCGCTTGCGTTTGCCTGCAGGAAATAGCGTGGCCAGCACGGATTCAAGCCTTGCGAGTAATGCTGCGCGAACATCTTCTCGATTGGCTTCCCGTTGAGCATCACGCTTGGCAATCGCATCGCCACCTTGTTCACCGGGCACCTCTGACTCATTGAAGTCGAGCATCGAAACTCCTATCACTGTGTTTTTGTTGGTTGCTAAATGGGCCGGTGAGTACGCGCGGCTTCCCAATGGCCGGAGGACAAGCATCTGCACTGAGGTACTGGGTTTTGATTGCCACCTCCCGCACAAAGCAAGGATCCAGTCCTACCGCCTGCGCCCAGGCCTCGAGTCGCCAGCAATACATGAAACGCCGTGCCGCGGCCTTATCGAAAGTTTCACCAAGTGAGCAATCGGCAATGGCCTGGGAAATCACCGACACGATCAGTTGCACTTCCGGGCATGTGGCGTCGACACTGCGAAGCAGCATGCGATGCACAGCGCGAATACCCACCAATGGCTTGAGCACCTTGGGGTGCTTGCGGGGCTGAATACCAGTCATGCGCGTTCCTTCCAGCAACGATCAGCCCACGCACAGAACTTGCACTCAAAGTGGATTGAGTCCGTGAACGCGCGCGGCAACAAGTCGCCTGCCTCGGTTGCCTCAATGACACGTACCGCCCGATCCGACATGCGCTGGGCCAGACCTGCGTCAAAAGGAATCAGCTCGGCATAGACCTCCATGGTGTCGGCGTTGACCGCTGTAAAGAGCGCCGGATGCTCATGCAGGCCCAGATAGGTCTGATACAGCGCGATCTGTGCGGCATAGACCGGTTTGGATACAGCCAACTTGCGTTTCTCAACGTCACGCCAGGACTTGGCACCCAGGCACTTGTTTTCCCATAGGGCCGGATAGGCAAAGCCCTCCGGGCCGCCCACCAGCACACCATCAACATGGCCGCGCAGGCGACCATTGGCCACTGAAAACCCAAACTGGTGACCCTGTCCATCCTCGGTCTTGAGATGAAATCCTGCCAGCCGCAACCAGCGGATTGCCATGTCCTCAGTGCGGTGGCCACGCTCAAAGATACGCAGCAGGCGACCAGAGAATCCCTTGTCGGGATCCACCGGGGCCTTGGCGTACTCAAATTGCAGCTGTCTCTCGCAAGAGGTACCGACCCGCGACGCACCCAGGTAGTCGCGCGCCGCAGTCGTATCGCGCTCAGATTCGAGCGCCTGGTCCATCAGTGCTTGCAGGCGACCTGACAGGCTCGCAGTCGTGTTGAAGTCGATCACTGTGTTGCCTCCCACGGTTGATCACTCACCATGTCTGCAAACGGGTTCTCCTCCAACGGCGGTGGCTCGTCCCGCATGGGATCGTTGACCGGGGTCTTTCCAGGCATACGCACCGACGGGTACTTGATACGTTCGTGCTGCGCCGCCATCTCGGACACATATCCCGTCACGATGGCATCAATCACAGTCAATGCCTCAGCTTCCGTATATGCCCCCAGAGGCTTGTCAAAGCCAATCGTGCTGGCAGCGTCACCAAAGCATTTGAGGCACTTGCGCATGGAGGCCAGCTCCAGTGGGGTGATGTCAACCATGGCGTCCTCCGGCGGCATGCCCTTGTCCAGCGCACGAGTCCAGTTCCCGTAGCATTGGTGAAACGCGTCTTGGCATCGCTTGGAGCAAAACACCCAGTCGATGGGATACCGACGAGGGTCGCCGATGCGATGACGGTTCTCCGAATGGCCGTACCCGCGGGCTTGGCGTGAGCAGACCCAACATTTCATGAGCGCCTCGCATCACTGTGCCCATGACGGTTTACCCGACACTGGTGCTTGGTTTGCTGGCGCAGCAGCACGTGCAGGCGCGGCCAGCGCGGTAGGACCGGATTGGCCACCACCTGAGGACACCTTGGGTGCGCCACCCATCAGCACGGCGTAATCTTTGTGGTCGGGCTCGATAGCCAGTTTCACGACATTGCGGTCCTCCACCTTGCCATCCTTCTCGACATCGATGCGGGCGATGAATTCCAGACCATCAAGATCAGAAAAGCTCTCAATACGCCGGGAGGCTGCGGCCTGTGGACTGTTGTCCTTGGGGTGAATGCCGCGTGCGCTGTTGAGTGCGGCGCGAATAAAGCTGCGCCCCATTTGCCCCCAGGCAGGCCCCTTGTTGGAGTGCAGTCCCACGTTGGACCACATCTTGCGTTTTGCAAAGGGCCCCGCAGTCACAATAAATTCACAGGACAAGTACACCGCACCCGTGTCAAACGACTGCGTGGCATAGCCACCAGTCCAGCCCTGGCTGTGATCATCATGGCCACCAGGTTTGATCGTCATGCGCAGTTTGACGACGGTGCCCTTTGGAATCAGGTCGAATGCTCCTTGCTGCGCTTCGGCATCGTTGAAGTCGTTCCAGTTGCTGGAGGAGGGGTTGGAATAGGTGTTCATGGGATGTCCTTTAAGCGTTTGAATGGGATGCAATGGAATGAGCCGATGTGTCCTGACCCAGGCACTTGGCGATGAGTTTTCCGAGGTCGGGTTCCTCGATGGCGTCCAGCCGCCCGCTGCGGTCCTTGGATGGGTAACCGAATGGGTTGTCGGCACGCGTGACAAAGCCGCGATAGGTGGATCCGTCCTCGGCCTTCAAAATCGCAAGGGTCACGACTTCATCAAGGACGCCAGGCAATTCCAGGGCGGTCTTGGTGCCTTCGAGTTGCAACTGGTAGAAGCGGCGATTGAAGTCGTCGGTCTTCTCCTCCAGGATCGCCACGTAGATGACGTGCTTATCCCGAACATGCTGCAGGTGCGTGAGCGCAGTGATCATTTCCTGACCCAGCAGCCCATATGCGCCGCGGTTGTCGGGTTTGCCCGTCTTCTCGCTGAAGGCCTGTGGCTGTGTTTTGCACCATGCAAAGCACAGGCGTGAGAGCACCGTCAGGCTGTCAACGAAGTACGTGTCGTACTTGTCCAACTGCGCTGGATCACCGAACTTTCCGCATACGTGCTCAAAGTGCGCCTGAGAAAAGGCTTGATCAGCACTGGCCGTCGGCATGGGGCCAGCCAGGAACACGACCAGATCGCGAAACTCGGGCCAGGTGCGCGGGCGCACTGTGTCACCCGCCCAATCGCGCACCGAGAGGTCACCTGCTTCCAGATCCACGAACAGTGTGCTGGCCGCAGGCAGCGTCTTGATCTGGGTCGTTTTGCCGACACCAGGCGCCCCCACCAGGGCGACCTTGGCACTATGGCGTTCCTTGAGCCGTTCTTCGGCTGAGATGATGGGCAAAGTCATTACGCCACCTCACGAATCACGTCACTGACTTCCGGATTCCAGAGGATCTGGTAGCCAGAGTGACCATTGCGGGAAAACGGCAGTGCTTCGGCCCATCGATTGCCAGATTCGGTCAACTCCCACTCGTCGCGGTCGTTCTTGAACTGAAAGCCAAGCGACTGCAATCGCGTGTTGATGGCGCGGGCCGACATGCCAACACGTTCACCCAGTTGCGTCGGATTGAGGCTGCTGATCGGATCATTCGCTGGTGGCAGGACTTTGCGCAGTGACTCGACGGAAAGCCCTGTGTTTTCATAAATCACGGTCAGGGTCGCAGCCATGGCAATTCCGGGCTTCACACCGGGCACGCGGGTGATGGCTTCACCGATGGACAGAATGGCACTGACACGATCCTGGGTCAGCGTCGGCAGAGAGACCACCGACGCAGCCGACACGTAAGAGCCAGTTTTGCGTATAGATGGCAACACCTCATGGGTCACCCAGCGTTTGAAGCGTTTGGCCTCCGGTTTACGGCTGCCAAGGACTAGATTGAAAAGGCCTGACTCGTTGACCACCGTCATTTCCTGTGGGCCACCAGGGGTGTGAATTGAATTCACACCCTTTTCATCATCGTCAAGACGCTCGAGCGCTTTACGATCCAGACTCAGCGTTGACAGGACGTCGGCAGCGACGAACATGGGCTCGCCGTTTTCCCCCACGACAACGCGCACGTTGCTGGACTCAAAATTGAATGCCACGATATTCATGACTGGATCTCCTTGGAAATGGTGAGGCGGTAGCTGGGCTTGCCGGGTTTGACCGTGCGCGCAGGGGCGAACTGGTCCTTAAGTGCCGGTGGCCAGTTGTTAAAAGCGGATTCGGAAACGCTCAGTTCGACGTCCATGTAGTCCTGGACACGCTCACCGGCGGCAACGACGCGCTCGGCGATGTCAGCCAATTTCTTCTGGTCCCAGGACACGCGTTTGGGCAGGTCGAAAGTGACACGCAACGGACCCGCATCAAAATGTGCGGTCCCGAAGTCCCGGCCGGACTCGAGCAGGCTTTGGCGGGCCTGCTCACCAAAGCGCTGCTCCAATGCTGTGTCCAACTTGACCTTGGCCTTTTTTGCCCAAGCAATGAGTTCATCAAGATTGAAGCTGGCCTCTTGCAGGCGCTCCGGCGCGAGGTTGGCCAACTGGTTCACTGACATTTCCGCCAGTTCAGCGGGGTAGAGGCTCAGATCACTCATGGCTGGTCACCTCCGCCGCGATGCGACTTTGAGGATTGGCATACAGGCAGTCATGTTCAAACTGCTCGATGTCGGCCAGACGGTAGAGAACCTTGCCGCCAATCTTGAGGTACGGGGGACCGACGCCATCGGAGCGATAGCGTTCAATAGTGGCTTCCGACTTGCTCCAGCGCTGTGCAATTTCGCGCTGAGTCAGATGCCTGGTTTGCAGACTTTCCGATTGCATTTGCAACTCCTTCGAGGTTGATGTGCACCGGTTGCAAGTGCCAGGAAGAGCACTGCCAACCGATGGAATCGATGGTCTCGAAGGGCGTTACGCAGACCGTTACGCGGATTACGCACGAGCGTTACGCAAAAGTGTTTTGTGATGCCGAAATGCAAAAAACCCGGTCTGACTTGGAATCAGAACCGGGTCCTTAGGGGTACCTGCTTGGTGTTTGGGTAGAGGCCTGTTCTCAGGACAGCCAGTTCCCATCCTCTTCAGGAATAGTCAAAGCATAGACACGGTCATCTGAGCGGTACGCAATGAAGGTGTCGTAGACGACCTTGTTGCGCTGGAACTCTTTGCTGGGGCTGAAGGTCTGTGCCTCCGAACCACATGCGTCTTTCAGCGCATCCTTGTCCAGTTCGTGATCCCTAGCGCGCACAAGCGCCAGCAGAATCTTCTGCTGGTTGCCAGTCAGGCCGCATTCCTCCCCTTCCACAAACGCAATCGATTTGCTCTCAACATAGCGCAGCGTTGTTCCGGGCCTCGCTTCATCCAAGATTTGCGGGCCAGTCCAACCAAGACGATCGGCAAAGAAATCAAACTTATTCTGCGCAACACGTCCCGTCGTGATGAGCGAACGGACGTCATACCCAGTCAGGGGCGAAGCGTCGGGCAAAGGCAGATCCGAGCTGGTGAGGACCGTGCAAGATGTTGACGTTTTATCGAGCGAGATCTGCTCCTTCAATCGCGCCCCTACTTCCGGGCGGTGCAACTGCCTGGCAAAGTACCACGTCTTGACCTTCTCACGGCCCAGTTGGGTCGTGCCAAGCCGCCAAATTTGGTCGTCCCGGATCACATACTGACCATCCAGCGTCAGATCCAATCCAACCAGCAGCGACCTGACAAACTTTGGAAAGGAGACCTTGTGCGTGTCGGTCAGAAACTTGGGGCCAGATACATCCTGGCATTCAGGACACCGCAGCGCAACTTTCTCGACGCCAATCTCACGCAGAACCTGCGCCAGCTCGATTCCACACTCCGGGCACGTGACCCAGTCCTTGGACTTGCCCAACACCAGAAGCCGCTCACGCAGGATGTGGTCGGCGGCCTCCTTATTTGCCCCTGACCGAAGCGTCTGGCCATCAATTTCCGGCTTGTCTTTTTCCAAAAGCTGGCAGAACAGCCCAGTGGCATCGATTTGAGATTGACTCATCCATCATCCTTTTTCTTAGCCAGTCAAATTACATCCAGAGCGGTCAGCACTGCATTGGCGATTGGCTGGTTCTTTTCGGACAAATTCTTGATGGTTGATGAACCAGAAGAATAGACGTCAAAGCTGAAATGTGGAGCCTTCCCGTCTGGCGGCGTTTCCATATACACAATCACGCTGGCACCGGTCATGTTGAAAGATGACGCAAATGCGCGGTCATATTTCAGCGTACTCAGCGCCAGTGCAATGGCATCAGCTTGATCCTCTTGAGGCGAGGCCTCAACCTGAAAATTCACACCGGTTGTACCAATAGGACTAAAGGTTGCGCGGCGCAGCCGCACCTTGTCCACACCATGTTCCGACCAGTCATCTCTGGGCTCCAGCAACCCGTCCCTCAGGGCATTGAGATTGAACCGCTGCTTTTGAATTTCTTCCGGGGCTATTTCCTGCTTGACGATATGAGTGCCAAAGAGCTGGAGCACGGCAGCGTGGTTCTTGGCACCGCCTTTGACGATAGTCTCGACTTGGCCAGTTGATGGGTGATAAACGATGGCTGTCTCGAGAGCCACGCGTGTAGTAATTCTCGAAAACGCCTTTTCGGAGAAATGCGCCAAGGCGGTGATTGGGCCCTCAACGTAAATGGCCAACTGGATACTGCCATCGGCTGCACGGTCGATCACTTCGACATGGGAGCTTTTGCCGCCACCCACCTTTTGATAGAGCTTGCTTACCTCACTGCTGAATGCTTCAAGGTCAGCACGCTCGCGGGTCGGAGCCAAGCCCGGTTGGATGGCATGCTTCTTCCAGTACTTGCCGTTGGACTTAGCCTGGAACGCCAGATACAGCTCGACATTGCGGAACGCCGTCTCCCTGTGAGCGAGTATCCATAGCGGAATCTCTGTTTCAGATCGGCCTTCTAAGGCGGCAACTGCCGCGGCGTCAGACTCAATTGCGCTGCGCAACTCCTGAATTGCCAGGCGATTGCTCAGAAGGTGGGCACGTCGCAAATCATCATGCCAGTGTGACAAATCGGCTTCAATCGCCTTACGCTCGGCCGGATCTGCTACTTCACCCATCGCAGCATCCAATGCATCAACGGCATCGTGAATTGCACTGGCGAATGTTTCAGGCTCTGCAGACCAATCGACCGTGATCCTCGGATACACGACGTGCGCCTCGGTGTACTCCCGCAGTGTGGGCGCTGAAATCAGCAGCAAAAACTGCTTTGAAGCGAAAACTTTCATTCTTTTTCTCTCCCCATTGTTACGGCCGCATTACGTCGGTTGGGCCAAGAACCGTTGCCCAGAGACACGACGCAAATCAGTGTAGGAGGGGAATTTCGACGCCAACATTATGACTGTTTTTTTATACAGTAAAATGAAAGCAATGAAATTTCGCCAGCACCTCCGACCCACTCGCCTGTCACGGGTGGTTTCACGTGGCATGCTCGCAGCGTTGGCCTGCGCTTTTGCCACCAATGTCGGGGCCTGGGGGTCACAGGGACACCAAGTCATAGCGAGCATCGCCCAGACGCAACTCACATCCAGTGCCCGCAAAGAAGTCGATCGCCTTTTGGCGCTCGAGCCCGGAGAAACACTGGTATCCATATCCACTTGGGCTGACGAACATCGCAACCCGGCTACGGGGCCATGGCACTACGTGAATTTCCCGCGCGATAACTGTTCTTACAACGAGATGCGTGATTGCCCAGACGGTAAATGCGTCGTTGGTGCCATCGAAAAGCAGGCGTCCATATTGGAATTCGATGTATCAGATGAAAAGAGGCTGACCGCGCTTAAGTACCTGGTCCATTTTGTCGGTGACGTTCACCAGCCGCTGCACGCAGGGTATCTGGATGACAAAGGCGGCAACACATACCAACTACAGGCGTTCATGCGAGGCAGCAATTTGCACGCGCTCTGGGACACCGGGCTGATCCGCAACCTTGAGGTGGACAGTGACTCATTGGCCAAGCGCTTGCTTACGTCGGCGAGCGCCACACCCGGCAAGGACCTGCGCATGTCCGTCGCGGCAGAGGAATCATGCAGGATCGTTGGAATGCCAGGGTTCTATCCGGACAGAAAAGTCGGGCAGGATTACATTGAAAAGTTCACGCCCGTGATGGAGCGCAGATTGACAACTGCAGGTGCCAGGCTGGCCGCGATATTGAATCGGACATTCAAGGGCAACTAACTTCTGATCGGACAGGGTCAAATTTGATTTTTTCGGCTCCTTTGCAAGATGCAATTGGATGCCATTTCCCCTGTCTGACAAGTTGGGCAACCCTTGCCTTGTAGGCCAATGGGCCTGGAGCCTTCTTAGATCGCCCAAGATGTCGAAGCCGGTTGCACCACAAACATGCGGCAACTATGTTGTCTACGGTATCCGTCCCTTCATCTTGCTGAGCGACCAGATGCTCAGCCGTGCACTGCAGATATTTGGCCAGCCGAATCGGGAGCTCGAATCCAACTGCAAACTCCGCCGGGTCTTTCTCCCACATTGGAAATTGGCAGTAATAGCAGAGGCAGCCTTGCTTTTCGAAGGCCAGACGACGTAAGTTTTGGATTTTCTTGGGGTTCATGGGAACTCACTTGATGGAACAAGCAAATCCCCGGCGATGCGTAACGCATCAGGCGGGCGCCGTCGGGTATCCGTATCGGCTATGCGCTGGCGTAACGCCTAGCGCGGTCAGGGTTCGCGGGCCCCGAGCAATTGAGACTCTACCGGCCAACCCTCATATTTGCAAGAGGCATTTGTATTTGCTACGTGATTGGATGTGCTTTGACTTCAACAATCGTGGCAAAAAGCCGACTGCATCTGCGCCGTCATCGCCCAATCAGCAATCGTCACCTGCAATCACCCGCAATCGTCAGCATCGCTTGTCAATATTGCGAAGCATTTCATGGGTGTCGAAAAACAAAATTCTCATCAAGCATTTTGTTTTTCCCGAACGCCCACCATGACCTCACTAAACGTAATTGATCCCACGCACATGACTACGCAGGAGCGCCGCGAGGAAGTCGCGTCCATCCTCGCATTGGGTCTCGTCCGCCTGCGAACTGAAGCAATCCAACCGGTCGCGCTAGAGAAGAAAAAAGACCTTGCCTTTGTCCCACCACAGAGCGTTCATACAAACCCCGCATCACGAGTCCGCATGGAAATACGGGAAACCCTGCTGGCTCAAAAAAAGGAGTTTGAATGAGCACACAACCCGCACTGTCCGGAGTAATCGGCCGCATCGCGCGCCTGCCTGACACCAAGTTTGAAGACATCAAGGCACTTTGGAAACAGTTGTTTGCCAGCCCCATGCCCACACACAATCGGCAGTACCTGGAGCGCCGCATTGCTTATCGCCTGCAAGAAATCGAATATGCGCAGCACAATCCGGGCCTTCTTGAGAGGAACAAAGCGCGCATCGACCAACTGATCGATAGGACCAAGCCAAAGGCAAAGGCAGGCCGTGGCGAAGTCGTCAAACTGGTACCCGGCACAATGCTGACCAGAGAATTTGCGGGGACCGTGCATCGTGTTGTCACTATGCCCGACGGGCAGTTCGAATACTTAGGCAAGGCATACCGCAGTTTGACCGCCATTTCCAACGAAATCTCAGGCACCCGCTGGTCAGGCCCCGCATTTTTTGGCCTGCGCGACAAAGCAGCCAAGGGAGCGGCCAAATGAGCGCGCCGGAAGGAACCACCAAGAAGCGCCAGCGCTGTGCGGTGTACACCCGCAAATCCAGTGAGGAAGGGTTAGACCAGGAATACAACTCGATTGATGCGCAGCGGGATGCCGGACATGCGTATGTCGCCAGCCAGCGCGCCGAGGGTTGGATCCCGGTAGCCGACGACTATGACGACCCCGCCTTCTCAGGCGGGAATATGGAGCGTCCCGGCCTCAAACGGTTGATGAAAGACATTGAGTTGGGCAAAGTTGACATCGTGGTGGTCTACAAAATCGACCGTCTCACTCGTAGCCTGGCGGACTTTTCCAAGATGGTAGAGGTGTTCGAGCGTCAGGGCGTGTCATTCGTGTCCGTCACCCAGCAGTTCAACACCACCACGTCCATGGGCCGACTCATGCTCAACGTGCTGCTCTCCTTTGCGCAGTTCGAGCGCGAGGTCACCGGCGAGCGCATCCGCGACAAAATTGCCGCCAGCAAACGAAAAGGCATGTGGGTTGGCGGCGTTCCTTCCCTGGGTTATGACGTTGTCAATCGCAAGCTCGTGATCAACCAGGCTGAGGCTGCCGTCGTCAAGCGCATGTTCACTGACTATCCGAAGGTGGGGTCAACCACCATGCTGGTGCAGCAACTGCGCATGGAGGGAGTCACGTCCAAATCATGGATTTCCCAAACCGGCAAGGACCGCGTTGGCAAGTTAATCGACAAGGGTGCGCTGTACAAAATTCTGAACAATCCGATTTATGTCGGTGACATTCGCCACAAAGGGGTTGCATACCCGGGCGAGCACGAGGCCATCATCACGCGCGGCCAGTGGGAACTGGTCCAAACGACACTGGCCTCCAAACCCCACGGTGCCAAGAAGGGCCAGGTACGCACGGAGCGCCCTGCATTGCTAAAGGGCCTGATCTTCACCTCTGACGGTCGCGCCATGACTCCGCATTCGACCAAAGGCAATGGCGGGCGGTTATACCGGTACTACATGTCCACGCGCGACTCCAAGGAGGGACATGGTGCGTCCGGTGTCAAGATGCTTCCGGCGGGCGAGGTGGAGCAGGCCGTGATGGCGCAGGTTCGCGGCATCCTGGCGTCACCTGAGGTGGTTACACAGGTCTGGCGGGAGATATGCAGGCGCAAGGACAAGTCCACCGAGGGTATGACGGAAATGCAGGTGACTGTGGCCATGAACCGCATTGATCTGGTTTGGGACCAGCTTTTCCCATTGGAGCAGCACAGAATTGTCCAGTTGCTTGTTGATAGGGTCATCATTTCTCCCAACGAGTTGCTTGTCAGAATGCACCCGAACGGCGTTGAAAACTTGGCGCTGGACGTAATTCGGAATCCCGCCAGCGCGCGGGTTGTGAAATCGGGAGAAATGGAAGGAGCGCTGGCTTGAGAACAACCACGTTGGAAATGACTGGCGACCCACTCCTGTTGCGCGCACTGGACGGGACCGTGTCAGTGTCCATTCCGATCAAAATCCGGAGATACAGTGGGCGCTGCCAAGTCGTGGTACCGCAAGGGATATCTGCAACTGTTGGTGGCAACGCCACGCCTACAGCCTTACAAATTGCTTTGGCACGAGGCCACAGGTGGCTTCGACTGATTGAAAGCGGCAAGGTCGTCAATTTGGCC